GTGTTTAGTGTTGCACTACAATTTACTGCGAGCCTAGTAGACTACGGCGGGGCTAGCGGTATAGATACTGTTAGTGTTAGAGCAACAAACTCTGCAGGCGTTGCAACTGATAAAATGACATATACAATTAGAGTCAAATCTTAATGTTCGATAAAAAATTTGATGACCGGCTTCGTGCCTGGATAGAATTTAGAAACCGGTTAGAAAATTCAGAAACACCAATTCAAGATACAATAGACTTGTATTCACAAGCACCTATGGTTAATATCCAAGTAGATCCTTGGAGCCAAGACACATGGTTGGATCCTTGGCAACTGCTTCTAGAAAACAAATATTGCGACTTTGCAAAATTGTTAGGAATTTTTTACACTTTGAAATTAACTACAAGGTTTTCTGATGCTACTGCCGAGATACATATCTGTACCGATAGTGAAAAGTCCAAGTCAATGTATCTATTATTTTTTGGTGATAAAGTTATAGGTTACGATATGTGCAAGGCTGTTGAATCAACCGAACTACCAAAAAAACTTAGACTCGAAACAAAATACTGTCTAAATCTCGATCAATAAATATTTCATTGTTGCAAAAAGAAAAAAAAGGATATAATGATGACTCAAGTTACCAAGCGTGATGGACGCAAAGAACCATTAGATATTGAAAAACTTCATAAGGTAGTGTTTTATGCATGTGAAGATATTACAGGTGTTAGTCCAAGCGAGGTAGAAATCAAAAGTCAGATACAATTTTATCACAACATGCCAACCAGTGAAATTCAAGAAACACTTATCAAGGCAGCAGCAGATCTGATTTCAGAAGAAACTCCTAACTATCAATATGTAGGCGGAAGACTTATCAACTATGGTTTACGCAAGGAAGTCTATGGTGGTTACGAACCATGCACAGTAAAAGAACTGGTAGAGCGTAATACCGAGCGTGGATTTTATGACCCTGATCTAATCGGATACTACAACAATGAGGAATGGGAAAAAATCAACAGTTTCGTCAAGCACGAACGTGATGAAACGCTAACCTACGTTGCGATGGAACAGTTGCGTGGCAAGTATCTAGTGCAAAACAGAGTCACTGGAGAAATATTTGAAACTCCGCAAATGTGCTACATCCTCATTGCAGCAACATTGTTCTATAGCTATCCAAAAGAAACAAGATTAAAGTGGATCAAAGAGTACTACGATGCAATTAGTCTTCACGATATTAGCTTACCTACTCCTGTTATGGCTGGTGTTCGCACCCCGCAAAGACAATTTAGTAGTTGTGTCCTTATTGAATCTGCTGATAGCCTTGATAGTATCAACGCTACTTCTAGCAGCATTGTTAAGTATGTAAGTCAAAAGGCTGGCATTGGCATTGGTGGTGGAGCCATTCGTGCAATTGGTTCGCCTATACGCAAAGGCGATGCATATCATACAGGTATCATTCCATTCTACAAGATGTTTCAGGCAGCAACAAAAAGCTGTAGCCAGGGCGGTGTACGTGGCGGAGCAGCAACCATTTACTATCCAATTTGGCATCTTGAAGCAGAAGAGATGTTGGTGCTAAAAAACAACAAAGGCACCGAAGAAACTCGTGTACGACACATGGACTACGGTGTACAGTTTAACAAGCTGATGTACGAAAGACTAATCACTGGAGGCGATATTACTCTTTTCTCGCCTAATGACGTTCCTGGTTTGTACGAGGCATTTTTTGCAGATCAAGATCGTTTCCGAGAGTTGTATGAAACAGCAGAACGCAACACACGCCTTCGTAAAAAGGTTGTTAAGGCTATCGACTTGTTTAGTAGCTTTATGGAAGAGCGTAAAAACACAGGCCGTATCTATCTACAAAACGTAGACAATGCAAATGACCACGGCAGTTTCTTGCCTGAACTTGCACCTATTAGACAAAGCAATCTTTGTGCAGAGATTGATCTGCCCACCAAGCCGCTAAATGATTTAAATGATCCGGAGGGAGAAATTAGCCTTTGCACCCTTTCCGCCATTAACTGGGGTAATGTTAAAACACCTGCAGACTTTGAGCGTATTTGTAGATTAGCAGTTCGTGGTTTGGATGTGTTGTTAAGCTATCAAAACTATCCTATTCTTGCTGCCAAACTCAGCACAGAAAAGAGACGTCCTATTGGTATTGGTATTATTAACTTTGCCTATTGGATGGCCAAACATGATTTAACTTACCAAGGTATCACACCAGACGGCCTAGCAAAAATTGATGAGTATGCAGAAGCGTGGAGTTATTATCTTATCAAAGCCAGTGCTGACCTAGCAGCGGAACAAGGTGCACCAAGTGGCAACATGGAAACCAAATACGGTCACGGTATTACTCCAAATCAAACCTATAAAAAGGATGTAGACGAATTGGTTCCGCACGTTGAACGCATGGATTGGGACGGACTTCGTGCTCAACTGCGTGAAACAGGTATTCGCAACAGTACATTGATGGCGTTGATGCCAAGCGAGACCAGTGCTCAAATTGCAAATGCTACCAATGGTGTTGAACCACCTAGAGCATTGATCAGCGTCAAACAAAGCAAGCATGGCGTGTTAAAGCAGGTTGTACCAGAATTCAAAAAACTAAAAAACAAATATGATCTGCTATGGGAACAGCGTAGTCCCGAAGGATACCTAAAGATTATGGCAGTGCTACAAAAATACATTGACCAGGGCATTAGTGTCAACACCAGTTACAATCCGCAGTTCTACGAAGATGAAAAGATTCCTATGAGCGTGATGCTACAACATATGTTGATGTTCTACAAGTACGGTGGCAAGCAATTGTATTATTTCAACACCAATGACGGACAAGGCGAAGTGGACGTGGGTAAGCTACTAAACAAAGTGGAAGAGGTTGAAGAAGAATTTTCCATCGACGACGAAGTGTGTGAAAGCTGCACAATATAATAATTGACACGCCTTGATAGGCGTGCTATAACTTAACAACATTATGAGGACTAACAATGAGCGTATTTGATATTGATAACCGTGCAGACCATACACAAGTTTTGGCATTTCTTGACCCCAGCGGCGGCCCTACTATTCAACGTTATGACACACTAAAATATAAAACCTTTGATAGTCTTACAGACAAGCAACTGGGTTTCTTTTGGCGTCCTGAAGAAATTGATATTTACAAAGATGCCAAAGACTTCAAAGCTCTAACACAGCATGAGCAGCACATTTTTACATCAAATCTCAAACGTCAGATCCTATTAGACAGTGTTCAAGGCCGTGCTCCAGTTGAAGCATTTGCTCCTATTGTTAGCTTGCCGGAAATTGAGAATTGGATTCAAACTTGGACCTTCAGTGAAACTATCCACAGCCGCAGCTACACACACATTATTCGTAATGTGTACAGCAATCCTAGCAAGATCTTTGATGAAATGATGGACATTGAAGAGATTGTTGATTGTGCTGGAGATATTTCAAAGTACTATGACGAGCTTATTGAAACCAGTATGTACTACAATTTACTTGGTGTAGGCACACACACCGTCAACGGAAACAAAGTTGTTGTGAATCTTTATGACCTAAAGAAGAAACTTTGGCTCACTCTTATGAGTGTGAACATTCTTGAAGGCGTTCGCTTCTATGTTAGCTTTGCATGTAGCTGGGCATTTGCTGAATTAAAGAAAATGGAAGGCAATGCAAAAATCATCAAGTTGATCGCTCGTGATGAAAACCTACATCTTGCAAGCACACAAATGTTGCTTAAACTACTTAAATCAGACGATCCTGATTTTGTCAAAATTGCAGCAGAAACAGAAGCAGACTGCATCAAGATGTTTGTAGATGCAGTGGATCAAGAGAAAGCGTGGGCTCAATATCTGTTCAAAGACGGCAGCATGATTGGTCTTAATACTCAACTGTTGTGCGATTATATCGAGTGGATCTGTACTCGCCGTATGCAAAATGTGAATCTCAGCAGTCCATATACTGTTAAGAGCAATCCTCTGCCTTGGACACAAAAATGGATTTCAGGCTCCGAAGTTCAAGTAGCACCACAAGAAACTGAGATTACAAGTTACGTAAGCGGTGGTACAAAACAAGACGTTGACAACGATACATTTAAAGGATTCAGCCTATGATAGAAATTTGGGGGAAGCCTGCATGTCCGTATTGTGAAAAAGCAAAAAGACTCTGTGAAAGCAGAAATCTAAAGTACGTGTACAAGCAGTTGGATGTTGACTTTACAAGAGATGAAATTTTTGAAGAGTTTCCTGAAGCAAAAACATTTCCGCAAATTAAAATTAACGGTACAAGGATAGGCGGTTATGATAAACTTGGCATCTATCTCGAAGAAACAGGATACAACGGAACAGGACACACTCTATGATTATCGAAACACCCTATAAACAAAACGACACCATTACTATTAAAACAGTTGGCGGCGACGAACTAGTTGCTAGATTCGTTGAAGAAAACGATAAAACTGTCACTATTCAAAAACCACTTGCATTGATGGCTACTCCACAGGGCATCGGGCTAGGTCCATTTACTTTCACAGTCAATCCTGACGCAAAAATTAAATTGAACAAGGATGCAGTATTGTTTGTACACAAAACTGATAGCGAAATGGCAAAACAATACATACAAAGCACCAGCGGTTTACAGATGATTTAAGTTGACATCTGTAACTTAGCATCGTATTATAACTTGTAAAAGGCAAAATAGAAAGGCACTTCGATGAATAAAATTATTCTCACCGACGCAGACGGCGTCCTTCTTAACTGGGAATATGCGTTTTGTTGCTGGATGGAGCAACATGGTTACACACAAATTGAAAACGGCAATCACGAATATGATATTGCTAAACGTTTTAGCATTACCAAAGAGTGTGCAAAATCAAAAGTAAAGATTTTTAACGAAAGTGCTGCAATTGGCTTCCTGCCAGCTCTACGTGATGCGATGTATTATGTAAAGCGACTGCACGAAGAACACGGCTATGTGTTTCATTGCATTACCAGTTTGAGTCTAGATGAAAGTGCTTACAAACTTCGTAAGATGAATCTCGAAAAACTGTTTGGTCCTACAGCATTTACCAAACTGGTCTGTCTTGATACTGGAGCAGACAAAGAAGCAGCTCTAGCCAAATATCAAGATACAGGACTTTACTGGATCGAAGATAAAATGGAAAATGCTATTGCTGGATTGAATGCGGGACTACAACCCATTCTAGTTGAGCACGGTTTCAACATGAATGATCCAATTCCGGTAGGAATGTTCAAAGCACTTAATTGGAAAGAAATTTACGAACACATCACAGGTGAATAATTGAGTGACTTGCACGAACAGATTAAACTAACGTTTGCTATCTATGTTAGAGAATCAGAAAAATTTGACCAAGAAGGTGTAAAGGTTAGTGCAGTTCGTGCAAGACAAGCTCTGTTGGATTTAAAAGACCTATTAGTTGAAAGACGTAAAGAAATACAAGAAAAGAAAAAAGACGTTTAATAAATACACTATAGAGGTAAGATAAATGCAAACAGTTGAACAATTAAAAAAATATATATTTTCAGAATATAGTGTAAGTCCTATTAAAGCCCATGGCAACATTCTAGAATATCGTGCGATTATATTTGAAAAAAACACCGCCTCGATAATTCTAGCAAACAAAGAAAAGGGCGAGCTATGGACTATAAGACGAAAAGGCCACAGCATTGACTTTTTTAGACCCGAAGAACTAGAAACTGCTATTGCTCCTGGCGGTAGCCTGTTGTATTATTTTTTACCTGAATCGAGGATGTAATGGATAAAGAAAATAGCCTATACCTGCATAATTTGGCTACAAAGGTTCAATATTATCACAATATTAGAAAAAAAGCAATCAAATATATCAACGATAACAATCTGTTGAAAAACAAAGATTTATGTGTAAGTGTTATGCTGACCAGTGCATTGTGGGCTGCACATAAACGAAAAGAAACTTTGGACGCAGACGATCTAATGATCTTTTTTGGATTAGAAACCATTGACAAAGATTCTGATATCCTAGAACCGTTGGTGTTATCTGAAGAACATCAAAATTTAACATTAAAGCAATTGCAAGACATTACAGTACAATCTTTCAAAGCTTAATGTTAGCGTTATAACTGTATTAATCAGTAAATATGTTATGACATTGTATGAACGCAAAGAAGCCAATAGATACTATTGGATTGTTAAAGGGCATTTGATTCCAGATGCATGGCCTGAAAAAGACATCCTAAGTGTGTATAACAGTTACTTTGAGCGTATCTGGGGCAATCACGAAAACGTTGTACACGAAGATGGCTTCGAGGAAGCATGGAGAAAAAAACATGGTTAGTAGAGATTTTGGAAATCTTTCAGAAGACGATCTAAGACTACTAGAAGAAATAGTAGCCAAAGAGTTTGCAGCAGCTAAATCAGAACATTCAGCTAGCAGTCCTCGTTTACTACGAATATACAATGCGTTGCGAAGCCAAAGAAATCTCTTGACAATGCCCAAATGGTAGTATACATTTATACTACGATGTGAACGAAGCAAGAGGGCAACTGTGGCTAAAAAGTTTGCTAAACGTTACTTGAAACCTGCGGATTGGACTTTCAAAGGCAATCTGTTGGTAGGCACTGAATGGAGTGTAGCAGGTACTAAAGCAGGCAGTAGTTACACAGTTGCCCTTACCGAACAAGGGTTCACTTGCGATTGCACAGGATTTACCTTCCATGGCAAGTGCAAGCACAGCGAAACTATTTTACAAGCCTTTGATATCGAACAAAACTATCTGGTCGCATAATCCTACAACAGTGCTATATTAAATTATAACGCAACAGAGGAACACGGACATGATGCAGTTTGAAACCGTCAACAAAGATCACTTCGTCGCTACCAATAGTATCAAATCAGTTCGTATCTCAAAAGTGTACGGCGGACAATGGATGCTGTTTACGCCCGAAGGTCGTCTGCTTGATGACTTTACTTCGGCCGGTCCGTTTGTAGACTTTGAAGCTGCAAAGCGTAACGCCGAAATGAATGTTGGAATGAAAATGAACTGGGAGGATTTTTGATGCTGATTGTATTTGACATCGACGGCACACTGGCTAACATCGAACACCGGCTGGACTACGTTCGTAGCAAGCCAAAGAACTGGAAGGCATTTGATGCTGGTATTCCAAACGATGCTGTGAATCCGCATGTTGCAGAAGTGTTTTTTGCACTGCGTAATGATGGTCATGATATCATCTTTGCTAGCGGTCGTAACGAGCGTAGTCGTGATGCGACTGTTGATTGGCTTGATCGCAAGGGTTTCTGGTGTGCAGATTCGTCAAAACTCTACATGCGTAAGGCAGACGACTTCCGCAGCGATGACATTGTGAAGCTGGAAATCCTGGACGAGATTGTTGCTGACTGGGGACGCAAGCCCGACATGGTTTTCGACGATAGACCCAGGGTGGTTAGAGCTTGGCGTTCGCAAGGTATCTTTGTGTTCAACGTATACCAAGGTGAGGAGGACTTCTGATGGAATTCAAAATTAATGTAAGCCGCGATAATCTTTACATTGCGGCAATCATGTTTATGGTTGGGGCATTCACGCACTCTATGCTGGATTATCTTGGTACGCCAACTGTAGAAGAAATTGCGGCGTGGAAAGCAAAAGAAGAACTCGAAATGGAAACTGAAGCTAAAATGGCTGAGATTTTGCTTCAAGCAAGGTGCACGAACAATGACTAAACCAGTTTGTTATGTGATGGTCGGCCTGCCAGCTTGTGGTAAAAGCACTCTAGTGAACCGAGTAATTCGAGATATGGGCGATCACGGCGATAGGGCGTTTGTTTACAGCACTGACAACTATATTGAACAGTGTGCTAACCAAAATGGCTGGACTTACGATCAGGCGTTTGCTGAGTTTATCGAGCCTGCTACCAAACACATGAACGAACAGCTTGATATTGCCGTTCGCAATCGGCAAGATGTCGTTTGGGATCAGACAAATTTATCAATCAAGAAGCGAGCCAAGATCATCAATCGTATGCGTAACGCTGGCTATCGTGTTGAGTGCGAGTGCATCCTGCTGCCTGCGGGTGACAGCCAGTGGGAAGATTGGCAGTGGCGTATGCGTAGTCGTCCAGGCAAAACTATTCCTGCTCATGTTGTTGAATCAATGATGGATAGTTTTGTTCGTCCTACTGTAGAAGAAGGCTTTGATGCTGTCCGCTGCTACGACATGTATGGCAACAGTATCAGTGGTTGACAACAGTCTACTCTTGTGCTATTGTATAAGAGTAGAAACACTATACAGGACACTGAATATGGTTATTTCTAAAAAACGACTGAACACACAGATGATTAACTGGCTTAAGAATCTCTTTAAAGTAAAAACGTGTAAGCACGATGGGTGTGGTTATCTGCAGCCTAACGTGCATGATCACAAATGTGCAATCTGTCGGCTTCCGATGGGTGAATAAATTATAGGATCGTTGCTGGCCTCGCCGAAGAAGAATACCGTAAAGTTAAAGAACCCGCTCCGTTCTGATAGTATAAGGCTAAAATCATGAACTACCGTTTTCCTGAGATCCGTCACATCAGTGATGTGCTGCCGCACGTAGAAGGCCGTGACGAATTTGTCGTAGCCGAACGTGAAGGCTACACTGTGATCAACTATGTTGTGGCTATGGCCGATACCTTTGACATGACCGGCCCAGACGACTTGGGCGGTGCGATTCGTCGTGAATGCCGCGGTCTTATCTTTGACCGTGCGGGCAACTTAATGAGCCGTCCGTTCCACAAGTTCTTCAACGTGAACGAGCGTGAAGAGACTCAGACTCATGCTGTTGACATGTCACAGCCGCACGTGATCATGGAAATCCTTGTTGATGGGCACCTGCGACTGGCTACCAAGATGGGTGTGACGTCAGTTGCTATGGATGCCGAGGCGTGGCTTGCTGCTCAGGACCGCAGATTGAAGGAATGGCTTCGCACTATGGTCGATCTTGGATTAACTCCGCTGTTTGAGTGGGTAAGCCCGTTTAACCAGATTGTGCTGGCTTATGAGGCAGCAGATCTAGTGTATCTTGGTACTCGTGACAACTTGACTGGCGAATATGCAATGGATATCTCTTGTCCGTTCAACACTGTTACGCAGTATGGTAGTGTAGCAGGCAATCTTGTTGACTACATTGCTCGTCAGCGTGGTGCAGAAGGTCGTGAAGGCGACATCATCCGCTTTGCAGATGGTCACATGCTGAAGGTGAAGAACGACTGGTATGTGCGTATCCACAAGACTGTGGATCGTATTGTGTTTGATCGTAACATTGTGAACTTGATCCTCAACGAAGAAGTTGATGATGTTGTTCCTATGTTGCCCAAAGTGCAGGCAGATCGTGTGCGTGACTTTGAACGCAGATTTGCAGAACGTCTGCACGCCACTGTGGAAAAGTATGATCGTTACTGGAACACTGTGG